ATAAAGCGGAAGTTGCGAGATTGATTAGTAAGTTTAAGTTCTTATTAAACAGCGACCCATGTGTTAAAGGTTACGATGAAGACTTTGCTATCGTTGACCCAAGACCGTTTGACCAAGCTCAACCGACTGTAGTACATCATCGTATCTACGCATTACTTGAGCATATCAATCAAACTTACTTAAATAATAAGGTAAGATTGAATGGTTGGTTTAAGGTAACACGTACTCGTCGAAACGTAACAGAATAAAAGGATAGGATAAGATGGAGTTAAATGAACTCAATCAAGCTACTCCAGACGTCACGTCTATAGACCGTAATGAAAAACGCGGGTGGCGTCAATGGAATATGAATCAGATCTATATGGGTCAGGATTCGAAAGGATTATACGTACCGAACGTCGGTGATATCGTTGAAGATATCCGTGGTGGTATCATCCGTTTTAAAGAAGTGGTGAGTGTGGATGAATCTACACTTATCCCAACATTTGCAAACTTAACTTTTGCAAAAGAAGATGAAGGTGAACTCAACCAATTTAGAGGAGTGGGTCCAGGTTATCAATCTGAAACCTGGCGTATCTTCTACGATAAGAGTGTTATTCCGCATACACTGATGGTCGATGTGAACTTACATCAATACGGTACGGATACGGCCTACATGAAGTTGTTCAAAGGTCGCGATACCTCATCAACCGGTAAAGTCATTTCTCAGTATCGTAATAACAACCTTGATAACTACTCTGAGAACGTGCCATTTGTTACTATCGGTAGTCGTTTTGATGATAGCAATGCGATCAAGCGTCCGTTGGTTTGCCATACGACTGAACATCTTGAAATTGGTGAAGTGGTGACAGCAGTAACTTATTCTGCGTCTGGTAAAGCATGTAGTGAAAATACGTTTATCGTAGCAAATGCAGCTAACGTACGTGCTTTAGATGCAGCAACGGCTTATGTAACAGGTATCGAGTTAATCAGTCCATTTATTTCATCATCTGATGATCGTCTAGTTGAATTCCCATCTAATATTCAACGTGATGGTTTATTCACAATGGCGAAAGTTTACTACAGTGATGGTAGTGATCGTGTATTGTCGATTGATGGTGGACGTTTCTCTATCTTAGGTTTAGATCATTATATCTCAACCTTACGTGGTGAAACAAACTCATTCGGGTTACGTTATCAATTAGCCGATAATGAACTGGCATGGAATGCTTCCATCGGTGCAGATCGTCACATCACCGAAATCTATCGTTACCGTACATTAGAGGTCGATGGTAGTTACTCAGTGAACTTAGTGGCAATCCCTCGTTGGGCAAATGCAGCTGCGGGTTACGAATTAGAATACTGGTTATTTAACCTTGACCGCGATATCGTATTGAACGTAACAGACTACGTTGAACCAGGTGCGAATACTGAAATGTTTAATGGTAAGAAATTCGGTACCGTTCAGCATATCTCTGTTGCATTAGAGTTATCTAAACTTAATATCGGTTTAAATAGCTATCGTCATGTTCAAAACTTCCAAATCGGTTTATCCGGTAATCCACTGAACTACGATGTACCGTACTTAATTCAATACCACGTATCACAAACTCCTGGTTATGGTGCAAACACTAAACTCAAAATGACACGTCGTGAACGTGCTGATGAGATTGGTATTAACTTAAACGGTTATCTTGACTTCCGTTCATTAGATCTCTTCTTAGAAGGAACCTACTATCAAACTAAACCATTGTTTGATGAGAACGTTGAAGCTAAGGCACCAGTACCGACTCACTTTAGTGTAACTACACCAGATGGTACATCAGTGGAATTTGAGATTAGTAAATGGAACCAAGAAATTGGTATTCCGAATAACCCTCAATTCCCAATGGTAGAAGGTAGTACATTAACAATCGAATGGTTACGTAAATTATCTCCAACTGAAACGCAACATCTTTCAGTGACTCCGATGATTTTACGTTACTAATAAGGTAATAATAACATGATACTTTATCAAGAAGACTGGTTACGTTATCCTGGTGCGATAGCGGATTTCCAGACGACGAACACGTCGTTCATTCGATTCTGTAATCTCCTTAAAAAGCAAGGGATAAATAACTGCTTGTTTCCACTCGCACTTTTTGATAAACGTCTCGTAGGGGTCGATCCGTTCGACCCCAAATTACCTGCTGAACTTTGTACGGCAGTGATCATTGAGTGTAAGCGAAATCCTTGGTATTGGTTACGTGAGGTCGCAAGACTTCCTGCAACTGGTACTGATGGTATCCGAGTGCAAGCAAACCGTTCTATTATCGCCATGTGGTGGGGTTTATTGAATTGTTTCTCGACTTATGCAATCCAACCCCGTCAGACAGGTAAATCTGTTGGTGCTGACTTGTTTCATGTATATAATGTGATGGTGTATGGATATAAGACGCAAGGATTACTGATTACTAAAGATAGACCCTTGGTAGTAAAGAATACGGAACGTCTTAAAGCGATTCGTGGGATGTTACCTTCCTACATGTGGATCAAAACACGTAAGGATAAAGATATCGAGGATTACATCAACTACGCTCAGGAGATGAATACTCTAAACTTAATCCCAGCTCAGAATGACCCGCAATCAGCAATCAACGCAGCTCGTGGTTATACTATCGAACGACTCCATGTGGATGAGATCGCTTTCGTAAAATACAACTGGGTAATGTTACCCGCAGTATCCTCAGCGATGGACGCGGCAATTAACAACGCCAAAGCAGCCGGTATGCTTTACGGAAGACTTTATACAACCACAGCAGGTGATTTGTCAACCAAACAGGGTAAATATGCTTACGATTTATTTGTGAGTGGCTGTCCTTGGTCAGAAGGACTTTACGATAAGCAGAACCATGAGGAAGCACTGAAATTTATCAACTTCCAAACGGGGTTACCTGTTCCATTAGTGAGCATGCAATTCTCTCATCGGATGCTTGGTATTTCAGATGAAGAGTTCTATGCTCGTATCATGTCTGCCCCATCTACGGATGAAGATATCAATAAAGACTACTTCTTAATCTGGGGTAAGGGTGGTAAAGATAACATCATCCCTAAAGCGATCTTAGCAGATATGGATAAATCTATCCGTATGGCGAAATATAACGAGATGACTTCAACAGGTTACGTAATCCGTTGGTATATTGATCAGGAAGAGATTCCTCAATATATGGCAACGCATAAATGTATCTTAGGTGTCGATACATCCGAACAGATTGGTCGAGATAGTACTGCATTAGTATTGATTAATGTAACGGACTTATCTATTGTCGCTACCGTATCGATTCGCCAAGGTTCAATTTTAACCTCAGCGAAATGGCTAGCTGATTTCATGAGTAAATACGAAAATGTAACACTCATCATCGAGAAGAAATCGTCCGCTCAAACATTCATCGATACAATCTTGTTAACATTTACCCATGCTGGTATCAATCCGTTTAAACGTATCTTCAATCGTATTATTGATAACAAGTTACTGAAGCCTGATCTTTATATGATCTTGCAACGTAACAGAATGCCATCTAAAGACGATATCGAACAATGTCGCCAGTACTTTGGTTTCAATACCTCTGAGAAAACTCGTACGCATCTTTATTCTAAAGTATTAGATGAAGCGGCAAAACAATCCCGTCATGTGATGCGAGATCAGTTCCTAGTGAACCAACTTGCTCAATTGAAAGTGGATGACTCAGGTCGTGTTGACCACAGTGCAGATGGACATGATGACTCGTGTATCGCTTGGTTACTTGCTAACTGGTTACTTCGTTATGGTAAGAATATCGATTTCTACGGAATCGACTCAAGACGTGCCATGATTAATGTGACGCAGGATGGTAAACAACTTTGTGAAGATGATTTCGTTGAATTAGAGCGCATAGAGAAGCTTAAACAAGAAGCCGATGAATTAGTCGAGGAATTCTCTAAAACTTCTCACGCAGCGCTTAGAATGCGAATTAGCCAGCGTTTAAATGTAATCAATAAACAACTGGATGGATATGGTATCGAAACAAGAACGGTAGACTCATTTGTTCGTAAAGAAGAAGATGATAAACGTATTGATGTACGTAAACGTCGCTTCGGTATGATGACAGGTGTAACACGTTCTCCATACGGAAACCATTGATTATTTTATGTATATATTGCATTATACAATCGTTCAGTTTTTTTTTTTGATGAGACATTGAACACCTTTTGTAAATTTTGTTAGTTGTTACGAAGTGAGGCATCATTAAGATGCCTCTACTTTTGTCCGAAAAAAAAAGAAACAGACAAAAGTAGAGGCTACCGAAGTAGCCTCATTGATATTACCAGATCATTTTACCCCAGGGAATCATGATACTGCTGGCGTTGTTGAT